TTGATTAATAGCTGGCATCAGCAAATCAGGGAGTATCTAAATGCGGACAGTAATTGTAAATCCAAACAAGCGAACGGAACCGATCCTACCTTCGAGCAATCGAACGAGCTTCCATCGGATCAAGCTGATACGACCAACGCTAGGGTCAGAGACAAAGACGCTAAAGGCTTTCTCGAACAGTCGTTTGGAGTCGATAAGTGAGTGCCCTACATTTGGCGTTGTTCACTCTCAACGTCAGTACCCGCAACACGGCCGGGCGTTGGCCCTCGAAGCGGGGGAAGCTATGCATCAGTTCTTTGCGGCAATGCGACTATGGCAACTTGAATATGTCCAGAAGCTTCCTGAACACGCTAAAAGTGCTGGGCATCGCATCTTCGGGAAAGACCGTTTTGATACTCTTCGAAAGGAAATGCTCGCAGGCAAAACCCAGATTGACCAAATTGCCTACGGGGCGCACTACATCCTCCAAACCTCCGGGTATCACGACGACCCTGACGAGAAGACCCGTACCCTGTCCAATATGGAAACCGCTGCCATGGAGTACGCAAAAGAGTGCGTCCCATACCTCAAGTCGTGGCCGATCTGGTACGCGGACAAAAAGAACCCGGAAAAGCCGATAGGCATTGAAATCGTATTCGACGTAGTGATTGAGTACGAGGACGGGCATCAGGTACGTTTCATCGGAACGCTCGACGGCATCCTGACCAACACAGAGCGAGCAAATCGTGTCACTATGGCTGAGAACAAAACAGCCGCACGGATAGATCGAGCGTGGATCGAGTCATTCAAGATGCGTCACCAAGTCACCGGCTATATAGCATGTGGTCAAGCCCTGCTAGGTGTCGATATGTGGCACGGACGCATTTATGGAGTGAAGATCAAACCAACATACAAAGGGGAAGACGTTCACGTCGAACCCTTTAAGCGTGATCCGGAAGCCGTAGCACATTGGGGCAATTGGGTACGTTGCCAAACCGATCTCTTTGAACAGTATCAGGAAGATTGGGAACATGCAGAACGGAGAACCCATTCGTGCAATCGGTTCTTTAGACCGTGCGCACTAATTCCATTCTGTGCAGACTCTAGCCAAGGACGTAAAGAGCAATGGGCTCAAATGATAGAAGCAGTACCGTCTCCCAGCGAACGGGCAGTGCTAGGATAGCTCCTGTCCAGAACGCTGAAAGAAAAACACTGTTCCCGGCTAAGACCGGACCAGACGAAAACGTGAGAATGGTTATGCTACTGTGGGGTCAAGCAGGTGTAGGCAAGACGACGTGGGCGGCAACCGCACCGGGTAACAAGTTGTGGCTGTCGTTCGGAGACAACGAGCATGTTCCAGTATCATCGCGTAAGGACGTGTGGCGTGTCGAGTTGTTCGGTCTATCTCCTGATGAAATCTTCAAGCACGGTGTGGGAAGCAATCCCTTTGGGATCAAGCAAATCATTGCCGAGGAGAAGATCAGGACAATCGTGTGTGACTCACTCACGGCTATCCAAGACCTCGCGTTGAGTAAAGCCGTTGCTGACAAAATCGGAGGCTCCGATAAATTCACTCCGACTATGGCTCAGCCCGGACGCAGTGCGTTTGGAGGGCGGAACCAACACTTGCTGGAAGTAATGCGTGCAGTAGCAGGAGTTGCGGCTGTGACAGGCTGTCATGTGATATTCACGTCACATGAAAACGATCCCCAGACGAAAACAGAAGGTGGTGTCGAAACCATTGATCTTATCTCCATGTCTCTAGGTGGACAACTTGTTAACAAGGTCTCACATAGGATATCGGAGATATGGAACTTCAGACAGGAACAAGGAGGACAGAGAAACAGGATCATAACAACTAGGATATCAGCAAAGAGACGACCCATGAAAACTCGGATGTTCGATCAACATGGTTCGGCGTCGTTTGTATTAAACTATAATCCAGACAAGCCGGACAACGCCTCAGGGCAAATGACGATAGCCGGGTTTCATGAGCAATGGATACGGAGCGGGTTGCGTCGTATACCCGTCCCGGATAACCGTAAGGGTGGGGATGACAGAGATAACACTGACACTCCCATCAAGGCAACTTAACCCAAACAAAGGATGAGCCAACATGGCTGATGAAGAACTTGATATCATATCGCTGGATATGAACCTCTCGGACGTCGAGCGCCCGCCGGATGTCCCGGTCGGTCGGTACATCGGCGAAATCCAGAACATCGAGGTGAAAACCTCTGGGCAGGGCAATGATTACTTTGCCATGCGCGTTCTGGTTCCGGCGGAGAACATTCCGGCGGATATCGTGGAGCATTACGAGGACGGAGCGTTGTTCTTCTACAACCGTCTTCTGGTGCCCAAGGGCAACGACCGGCGCGCACTGTGGAACCTGCGCCAGTTCGTTGAGAAGCTCGGGCTTTCGTCCGAGACCAACGAGATCGATCCCAACGAATGGATGAACCAGCGCATCGGGCTGGTCATCGGGACCGAGAAGAACCTCGAAGGCGAGACGAGGAGCGCGATCCGTTCCCTGTTCGCCGCCGAGGAAGGGGTGCCTCAGACCGAGGAGGCCGATGAGCCGGCCGAGGAGGAGAAGGAGGAGGTTAAGGCACCTGCTTCGAAGACTCGTGCCGCTCGCGGCGGGGGTGCCCGTAGGCGCTAACTGAGACGGGGGGTCTGTGTGACACACACAGGCTCCCCACTCAAACCGGAGAGTGCCATGACTGAGATCAGTCTGATTACAATATCCTTCTCGCCACCACACCCTAGCGCGGGCATCAATGCACAGATGATCCGCATGACGGGTAATGATATCCAAAAGGTAACGGTGGCCGCGGACGCCATGGGAATGACCAAATCCCAGCTTATGAGGATATTGTTGGTCAAAGGGGCAGAGCGCATCCTTGAAGAACTTGGCGTCACAATTGAGTACATTCAGAACGATACAATAGACCTCTCAAAGGGGGAGACTTTAATTGAGTAGGAAAGAAATAAGACTGTCCACTGAGCAGGACGATGCAGTGAACATGTGTCTCGACCATGACATTCGCATCCTATCTGTCACAGGACGCGCAGGGACTGGCAAGACCAGCGTGCTGGGGTACGCGTTCGATGAAGAAATACGAACCATCGGTAAAGATCGAGTGGTACTGTGTGCGCCTACGGGCCGCGCAGCCAAGCGTATCCAAGAGCTTACAGGACTCAAGTCGATGACAATCCATAAGCTCTTGGAGTTCCCTCAACCCGACGACGAGGGACCAGATGGAAAGCCATTGCCGCCGCTACCTCGGCGCAACAGGTCGCGTCCACTGTATCAGAAGATCGTGTATGTGGACGAGTCGTCGATGATCTCCCAAGAGTTGTATGAGCAGATCATGGAAGCGTTACCCCCGAATGGCAGTATCAGGTTCTTCGGGGACAACTACCAGCTACCCCCTGTGGACAAGGGTGCGCCCTTCGAGGAGCTACTAAGAACCAAGACCAAGAAAGAACTCCTGCACTGTTGGAGGAGCATGGACGAGATTATCGCGAATGCGGAAAGGATTAAGAATGGCCGTATCCCTATCCGTAACCATCGGTTCGAGATCGTTTACACTAGCAGCCCAATTTCCACGCTTATCGAGATGCTTGATGAAAGCGTTACGCAGACAACGTGTCAGATTATTATGCCAACTCGTAATGGTAAGTATGGAACCAATAGGATCAATCCGGCTGTCCAAGTCCGGTTTAATCCGAAGGGCGATATCTTGCGAGTTGATCGTAAGCCGAAGCTCACTAAAAGTGACGAACCACCTATATCAATCAAAGGGGGAGACAAGTTCCTCTGGAACCAAAACGACTACCAGCTAAGGCTGTTCAATGGGGAGATCGGCTATGTGGATTGGGTTAACTCTGAGGATGGGAGTCTCCAGATATCCACAGAAGACCGGACGGTCGTTGTGCCGCCTTTCATTCAAGCATACTCTGCGTACCACGGGTCGGTTATTAATTACGATCCGCGAAAGAAGATTGAGTTGGGGTATGCGATCACTACCCATAAGGCACAGGGATCGGAGTTTGATACTGTCGTTTATTGTATGTCCCGAGGATCACCTCGACTGCTGAACAGAAGGAACTTCTACACGGCTGTAACCCGTGCGAAGACGAGGGTGATAGTCATCACCGACAGAACTGCCATGTCCAACTCAATGAGGAGATTAAATACATCATGACCCATCTTAAGAGGCTAGATAATCTTCCCGAGTACGAC